CGGCGGAAGGCTGGTTGAGTGTCTGTATCTCCACCATTCTAAATCTTTCTTTTCATCAACCATGACTCCTGGACTGCCCGGTTTCTCAATCGATACTTTTGTTCTCATCGTGAGATCCAAAGTGCAGGTTGCCAGCCGGGTAGCCACCTGTTTTGGCATACCTCGACAGAAACATTCCCAATAGTTACCTACAATTCCGCACATGGCCGTTTGCAACCAAGTCCCGCTCTGCACGTACCAATTGCCTGTGGCCAACGTTGCCAAAATTGAATTCAACGGTTTCTCAATCCTCTGCGTCCGGGCCGCTGTTAATTGCAAGAACTCATGTGAATCCTTCCCTGCGAGTTGCTTAACTGGATTCAAATTATGCCCCGATGGACTGAGGGTCGCAAAGTACATTGCTGCGCTGACCGCGTCGGCAAAGGCTACATCCTCATCGTCACCACAGAGCGCCTGCCACAGTGCGGTTTCCTGCGCCAGGAAAGCTTTGTTGATCTCACGTCCGATTCTGAGGTCATTGGAATGTATCCACGTATTGTCTCGAGCTGTTGTTCTCGCACCGCTATATAATCCATTAAGAACGATTGCGTAATAGCCAATTGTCTCATCATACAACATGCCACTTATATCCGCGTACTTGTCTATTTTGCCATGTATAATACTCGATCTCATTCTTCCAGCAGCCGTCCAGTAATGCGCCGCTGCTTTTTCGTGGTTAGAAGCACCCACTGATGGTCTCAGGCTGACGTCTCCACTCACCCGATCCAACGTCGCCATTTCCCATTGCGTGTGTTCTGAATTGTAATCTGAATAATCTGTAGATAGCCAATAAGCATCAATTGCTTCAGGTCCAGAGAGACCACCTTTTCCTACGGCCATCCATTCAATCACATCGGCAGGTGTCTGTCTCACCATAACACCCGGCTCCGATTTCATATAATTCTCTGTTGACTGACAGGCATATGATCCCACGAAAGATTCCTCGTCATAGGCCGCAAACAACGATCGATTCTTCAGCCCGGGTTCCGGCTTGACAAAGTAGTAGGCCCTGTTCGTTGGTTCCCCTCCCAATATATTGAGCAAGGCCTGTGATCCCAGTGCCTCAACCAAGACTTTCTTCCCTGGTCTGTCAGCCCCGGCCAGTTGATCCACTTCCAGTTCAATTCTTTTGATCGCTTTGCTGGCACCTTGGGCCCCTCGCAAACTCCGTTCAGACCAAAATTCAAATGCCTGCTTGTCCCGCACGTCCTGTGACATGGTGGAATGACATTTCCTAATGGTCTCTTCTGTGTGCTTGATGTAGCGCTCTTCGTATTTCGTGAAGGAACTACGTCCATTTTTACTCGGTGGCCACCAACCATAGTAGTGTTTCCTAGTAATAAGAGCTATACGATGAAAATGCTCCAGTGCAATGTCTGAATCACCAACCTCTCTTCGAGTAACATTCGGTAGCTTTCTTAGAGCAAGCAG